ACGTAGCCGTCAACGAACCCGCCATCGCCGTGGAGATCTTCGGCGGAAACTTTCACAGCTTCGGTCCCACTCGCGCCGGATTTGACGACCGCTGCAAATACCTCAGCGATGCCGGATGGTTGCTCGTGATCATCACCCTCGTGAAGAGCAGGTACGTCGAGCCCGGAGCTGCACAGTACGTGGTCGCCCTCGCGGAGAGAATGCGCAAAGGCGAATCCGTCCGGGGTGAGCAGCATGTGGTGCGGAGTGACGGACAACCTGCGTCCGCTGCACAGGTGAAGATGTACCACCGGTCCTTCGTAGGCTCCGCGTAGCAGCATCGAGACGCCCCGAGCCGAGACCTTTGAGTCGCCGAGGATAGAACTCGGGTGAACGGGGATCATGAACTCGATCTGGTCCAGCGTGTACGGGTTGCCCCGCTCCAGGTCCAAGCACTCATCGCAGACGTTCGGGAGCCCTGAGGTCATCAGCTCCGCCTTGACCTTCACCCCGGCCGCGCCCGCGTGTCGGTACTCCGCGATGGTGGCGACGTGGTGGGCCCGGGCCGTCTCCGTCCGGGCGATCATGAGCGCCCGTGAGCGCCCGATCTTGTCGACCTTGTTCGTCACGTCCTTCATGAGCTGGCGGGCGATGTCCCGCGGGCCGCGCCCCTCGGCCATGCCCCGCGCCAGACCGCTGGTCAGCCCCTCGGTGATGGAGCGGCGCACCGCGGACTCGGTGACACGGGTCACGGTCTTGAGGTCTTCGTACGTCCGCGAGTAGATCAGCCCGACCCGGTCGACGTGGAAGGGCTGCTGCATGTAGATCGACATCGGCCCGGTCTGCATCTTCGCCGGCCCGAACCCGGCCTTGCCCAGCTCGTAGCGCCCGTCCCGGATGCCCTTCTCGTAGGACTCGCGTAGCCCTCGCTGGTAGTAGGAGTCAACGTAGACGCCCGACCAGGCCGGCGTCACGACGGAGGCGTGGGTCTCGGCTTTGTGGGAGATGTCGAGGATGCCGGCCGCGTGCTGACTTTGTAGCCAGCCCATGAAGCTGTCGACCTTCTCGCGCGTCGTCTCGAAGCGGTAGGCTCCGACTGGCACCGGCCCCTCGCTCAGCACCGTCGGCGCCTTGCCGCGCACCGCGTCGGCGATCCCGAAGCAGTCGTTGGTCACGATCGACGTGGCGATGTCGGCGTTGAGCTGGTTGAAGCGGCGGTTGAACTCGCGGGCCAGGCGCGACTGAAGCCCGCGGATGCCCATCGGGTCGATCCTGCGGGCGTTGTTCAGCCGGACTGCCGGCCGACGCCTAGCCTGTCCGATCACGTCCTGGTCCGAACGAGCGAGGAGGCTCGGCTCTTGAGCCCGGCAGCTTGGTGAGCTTCAACCTGTCTGCGACGCCGACGTCGCCGATCTCAGGAGCGACGACGACCTCCGGCTCCATCTCGGCCTCGGCCTCCTTCGCGTCGGCCTCTTCCTTCGCGAGCTCCGCGTCCTGCACTTCCAGGGCCGCCTCGATCTCGTCGACCTCGTCGTCGGTCATGTCGAGGAACTTCCGCAGGAAGATCTCCGGAGGCACGATGCCGTCGGCCCCGCTGGCCCCGGAGTAGACCGCGATGGTCTCGGCCTTGAGCTTGCCGACCTCCGCCCCCTCCTTCTTGCCCTGGATCGCGAGCGACGGCCAGCGAACCTCGTAGCACTCGATCGGAGCCGGGAGCACGCCGAGGTCGACCAGGCGATCAACGAACGGACGGAGAATGCGCGGCTCGCAGTGCTCCTGCCGGCGCTCGTCGACCAGGGCGTTCCACGACTCGGAGTCCTGACTCGACGCCAGCTCCCCGCGCTCGGAGCCGAGGAGGATGCGCTTCGGGATGCCGGTTGTCGCGGCGATCAGGTCGAGGATCGCCTCTACGTTCGGCCGCGGGTCCGCGAGCTGCTGCGCCAACGCCTCGACCTTCACCCCGGTGGTCCGCAGGTATCGCTTGAAGTCGTGCATGTACTCTTCGATCTCGTCCTGCAGCCCGGCGAGGTCCTGCGTCCCACCGGCGGCGTCCTCCATCGCGGCGAAGTTGTAGCCCGGGAAGGCGCCGCGCCAGAACATCTCGCCTGAGCCGCCGACGACCTTCTCCAGGTCCTCCAGCCGGTTGAGCACCGGCTCGATCCGGCTCTGCCCCTCGACGTCCGACTCCAGAACGTCCTCCGCGACGTGGATCACGCGGGAGTGGTGGACTCGCGACGAGCTCTTGGCGGTGCCGATCTGGAAGTTGAGGTTGTAGAACTCCGGCAGGCCGCACCGCGGGTTCTTGGTGTCGAGCTGGTACTCCTGGATCGCCGCGTTCGGCTCGCTGAAGACCTGGAGGTAGAGCAGGCTCTTCGCCGCGGTCACGGGGGTCTCGAACGATCCGCCGTCGTCCAGGCCGAGCAGGAGGACCGCGTAGGCGCCGATGGAGGCGAGGCGGTCGACGCGGCTGAAGTACGAGAAGGGCTGCCGATCCTTGACGAGCGCCGCCCACGCCTTCTCGAACTGGGTCTCCTCGTCGGTCGACTCCACCAGCTCGCACCGCTTCCGCCAGCAGGCGCGTACCGGTTTGTCGATGATCGGACGGGCGATGTCACCCCGGCGATAGCGCGCGTAGAAGTCGTTGTAGGTGGGTGTGAGCTTGTAGCCGAGGGCGTCGTAGAGCTTGCGCCGGTCCCCGTAGCTCTTGCCGAGGTAGGCCGCGACGCTCGCCCTGGACACGGCCTCGCTGAGGACCTGGTAGCGACGCTGGAGGGACTCGAGGGTTGGAGTCGAGGCTTCGGCAGGACGTCCTCCCCCGTTTCCCCCGGCTTCGGACTTGAGCTTTGGCATGGACGGTTCCTCCCCGCGCCGGCCGGCGCTCGCCACAGACCCTATTCCGCCCAGCAGACGGGCGCAAGGACGGCGATCAGCCGACCCACGACCAGATTCATCGGCCCCAGGCTCCTACGCGCTTGGCCGTAGTGAGAAGGAAAAAACCACCACTGGAACTATCGACTTGATCCGACCGCGTCGCGGGCGTCCCGTCGTAGTCCACGCACTCGCGGATGTACGCCTCGTTCCAAGGGCCGCGCACCAGCAGGAAGTTCCCCGCCTCGACCTGCGAGCGCATCGGCTTCGACCGGACGTGCTTCGGGTCGTGGACGAAGTTGATCTTCACGTTGTAGCCGGCGAGCAGGCGGGCCTGCATCTTCGCCTCGACGACGCCGGCCTGCCCCGGGTCGCCCTCGATCCCGACCGTGACGTCGCGTCCGTCCTGAGAAGCGGTGGCGCTCAGCGCCTTCTCCACGCCGAGCGGGCTCCACTGACCACGCGCCATGTCCATGAGGTAGAAGCGACCGTCCGGGCACTTGCGCACCCTGGCCCCGGCGGTGAAGGACGCCCCTCGGACCTCGACGCCCCCGGTGGCCTCGGTGGAGGCGCGGTCCCAGTACCGCACGTCCACGCCCGGGGGCGCCGCGTCGACGATCTGGAACCACTCCCGCTTGAACATGGTGCCGGCGGTCTCGCGGACGTTCCAGTTGCCTCCCAGCATCCGGAGCCGGTCCACGTAGGGGAGCATCTTGAGCTTCGAGATGTAGGCGGGGTCGCCCTGCAGCAGGATCGGGTTGTCGAAGACGGTCGACGGGAAGAACGCGAACGAGAGCGGCTCGCTCTCCGGCCCGCAGAGGTCCACGACCTGGGCCTTCGTGTCGCCCCAGATGATCTCCCCGCTGTCCATCCGGGCGAACCACCGCTTGACGCCGGCGCGCTCCGGTATCGCCAGGCCGCTGTCGTCGTCGATCCACCAGCGCAGGAGGTCGCGCAGGAAGGAGTCGGGGTCGGGGTTGCACGAGAACCGGATCCGGTTGTGGGCCGCGCAGAGGGAGCGGTTGCACGCGAACATGTCCCAGAACTGCTTGCCCTCGAAGCCTTCGAGCTGGTCGAAGCCGATCCACGGGATCTGTCCCCCGAGCCACTTGTTCGTGTCCCACGGGTGCTGGAGGTGGGCGAAGCGGATCGTGGCGCCGCTGGGGAAGCGCCACTCCATGTCCGACTCGCGCGGCTCCCCGCCGAGCGCGGGGTAGAACGGGACCCAGTGCTTGCCGGTGCGGTCCTTGATGCGCCGCGAGGAGTCCCACAGGCCGCCCTCCTGCATGATCTCGGGGTAGGTCCGCCGGAACATGACGGCCGTGAAGTCTTCGCGGTGGACGTCGTAGAGGGGGTCTTCGAGCAGGCCGATGGTCTTCCCGCCGCCGCGGGCGCCGCCGCACCCCGCCACGTCGGCGCTGGATCGCACGAAGGCCATCTGCGGGCCTTCCTGCGGGCAGACGATCAGCTTCTCGCGCTCGACCTGCGATGTCCTGGCCACCGTCGCGCGGTCACCCGGTCGTCTTCGGGCGGCCGTTTCCTCCGTTGCTTCCCGGAGAGCTTCCCTTCCCGTCGAGTATCGCCACCCGGGCGCTCTCGGCGGCGTCGGTGATCGCGGAGTCATCCTTCGGCGGCAGCATGATCAGCACCTGCCCGAGCGGGCTCAGCGCGACGCCGTCCTTGCCCTGGAGCTCCACGACGCGGCGGCCCCATCGCTGCGGGCGCCGGCGCTCCAGGTACCAGGCGGCGGCGGTCCACTCGCGGACGGGCCGGCGCTCGGTCTTCGTCTCGGTGACGGTGTTGGCGCCGGTGCCCTTCGTCGTGACGGTGACGACCTCGACGAACATCCCGCGGCCGAACTCCTGCACGGTGGCGAGGGCTCGCATCTCGGCCTCGGCCTCGGCCTTTTCTATCGTCGCGGAAAACTGACGGTGTAAGGGAGACTTTCCAGCGGC